AATGGCACAAGTGGTGCTAATATTACTGCTTTAAAGATAGATGCAAGTGCAGTAGGTAAAGTTATGCTTCCTAATGATTTACAAGAACTAACATTTGGTGTAGGTGGAGATGGAGTTTTATATTCTTACCAAGATGATTTTTGGATTCAAAATGTAACACAAGACCAAGATATAAAATTTAGAGTAAATGATGGTGGTGTTCATACAGATGCTCTGTTTATTCAAGGTTCAACTTCAAGAGTCGGTATAGGAACTACATCACCTGACAAAAAGTTAGAAGTTTCTGGAGATATTAAAATTAGTGGTGGAGATTATAATGGGCTTTTCTTTGAAAATGCTGCAGGAACTACTAATGCTTTATTTTATCAACATACAGCTAATGCTGCTTTAATAATTAAAGATATTGTAAATAATGCTGATAGAGTGTGGTTTGGATATGATGGAGATGTTGGTATTGGACAAAATCCTACTGCTAAATTAGATGTAGTTGGTAATATAAAATCAAGTGGGCATTTAGTTCTTCCTTATGGAGAAATAAATGATGCAGGAACTGATATGAACCTTGTATCAACTAATGCACTTACCTTAGGAACTGAAAGTGGAACTGCTTTAACCCTTGCTAATGCCTCAACAGTAGTTGCTATTGCTAATAAAATGACACTTCCAGCAAGTCATAGTGCAGATAAAATTACTATGTATAGTGGTGGTAACGAAAAGATTGGAACAGAAGCCAATACATTATTATTTACTGCTGATAATTATAAATTTAAAGATACTGCTGGACACGATAATTTATTTATGAATAATTCAGGTAATGTCGGTATAGGAACTGCATCACCTGGAGAAAAATTAACAATAAAAGCAGGTGGAGATACTTCACAAGAAGTAATAAAGGTTAGAAATGGTAGTAATACAGAAATTTTAAGTCTTGGTATAGATGGTAGTGGAGATGGTTATTTAAACTTTAATAGTTCACCAGGAGTTATAAATACTAATGCTGGAGATTTAAAGTTAGATCCAGCAGCAGATGTAAAAATAGATGGTGCAAGTTTAATGATACCTGCTACTGAAAAACTTTACTTTGATGGTGGTGGTAATACTCATATAAGTGAAGCAGGTGCAGATTATTTAGATTTTACTGTAGGTGGTGCTTTACTATTTAGGATGCAAGAAGCATCAGATAATTTTGCCGCTGTTCCTGATAATGTTCTTTTAGGTGCAGGTAATTCATATGATTTAAGATTATTTCACAATGGTAGTAATAGTTACATACAAAATGCTACTGGAACTATGTTCTTCAGGCAAAGAAATGCTGGAACTATGGTGTTTGATGATGACAATGGTGTTGAACATTTTAATATAGATATGAATACAGATGTCGTTGTTAATCAAGGTGGTGGTAATATTGATTTTAGAGTAGAGGGAGATACTGACACACATTTAATATTTGCTGATGCAGGTACAGATAGAGTTGGAATAGGTCGCACAGCTCCAAGTTATAAGCTAGATATTAATGGAGATGTAAGACTGACAAATAGTGGCGACCAACAAATTAGATTTGAAAGAAGTGGTGCTAATGCATTTAGTCTAGAAATAGATAGTAGTAGAGCGTATTGGTATAATAGAACAACATCGACAGCATTAGTTGCAATAGATAATGCAGGTAATTTTGGAGTAGGAACTGCATCGCCTGGTGCTAAAATTCACGCCTCTCATAATGGTAGTGCAGTAATTAAAGCAGAATCAACTGCTGGTGGCTATGGTGCTTATTCAAGATTAACAACTACTACTAATTCCTATAGTTTAGTTTCTTTAAATGGAGATTTTTTAATTGATGAAGATGGTCAAGCAACAAGATTTGTTATTAAAGATACCACAGGCAATGTCGGTATAGGCACAACATCACCTGGAGAGAAACTTCACGTAGCTGGTAATATAAAAATAGGCGATGGAAACGAAATAAGAATAGGTGATGGTAACGACTTAAGATTTATACATAGTAGTAATTCTTTTATGGATAACTATACTGGACACTTGTATATAAGACAACATATGTCAGATCACGATATCTTTTTCCAAGTAAACGATGGTGGTTCAACTGGACAAACTGTTATGTGTATTGATGGTAGTGAACAAACAGTAGGAATAGGAACTACCTCACCAAGTATGAAGCTAAACATTTCTCACGGCGACCAAGATGGATTAAGATTTACTGCAGCAAATACACACGAAACATTTATAGATTTTGGAGATACTGATGATAACGATGCAGGTAGTATTAGATACGACCACAATGACAATTCATTAGCATTTAGAGTTAATGCTTCTGAAAGAATAAGAATAAATTCAGATGGAGATTTTATTCCAGCAGGAAATGGAACTCAAGATTTAGGTTCTTCTAGTAAAAGATGGGGAGTAGTACATAGTGCTGACTTGGACTTATCTAACGAAGGTGCTGAAAATGATGTTGATGGAACTTGGGGTAGTTATGTAATCCAAGAAGGGGAAGATGATTTATTTTTAATTAATAGAAGAAGTGGTAAAAAATATAAATTTATGTTACAGGAAGTAGCATAATACATAAAAGGAGAAAACGATGGCTAAGAAAATAGCAGAAAAAGCAGTAGAGTCAGAAAGTGCAGTTAAAATGGTTGAAATTAAACATCTTCGTTCAATGAAAGATGAAGCAGGTAAAGATGTATCTGTGGTAGATTGGACTGAATCAAAATCAGCAGATGAAGCAATTTCACAAGCAGAAGCAGACTTAGTAGTTGCAGAAGCAAGAGTAACTGAACTTAAAGCAGATATTGTTGAATACAAGAAAATAAAGGGATAGTCCGATGGAAGTAAGCAAAGATAGTAAAATGACATTAAGCGTAGAAACGCTAATCTCATTAGGAACTACGCTAGTATTAGTTACTGGTGTTTGGTTTACTCTACAAGCTGATATTCAGGAAGCAAAAGAGCTTCCTGAACCCGAAGTGAGTAGAACGGAGTACGACTTAAAGGATCAGATGATTAGAAATACAATCATTGAAACACAGAAAGATGTGGGAGAGATGAAAGAAGAACAAAAAGAAATGCGTCAAGATGTTAAGAACATTGAACGTATGATGATGCAAAAGTGAGGTATAGAGATGAATTGGTTATATGGTATTTCATATTTGGTTGGTATCTCTTTATGGCTATCGCCTTTATATGCTCAAAGTAGTTTAAAAGACTTACAGCAGATTCAATTATTGAGTCAAGAGGAATGTATAATAGTCCAAGTCAATGCAGATTGGAACTTTAAAGCATCGTTAGATTTGAATGGCTTGAATAATTGTGTATGGTTTAATGCAAGTATAGATGACAAGGAATATGGTGCGATTATCGCAAATGAATGGAAGATAGTTTCTGTTCCTACTATAATTATGTTCGAGTATGGAAAAGAAGTAAAAAGATTTGAAGCAGGATTAAGTTTTAATTTAGATAAACAAAAAATCATCAAGGAAATCAAAGATGAAATTGATGAAATACAACTGAGGAAATTCCAATGATATATTTAGCAAGATGGTTTAAACAATTATTTTATGGTACACTATTAATTGGAAGTCTTTATTCACAAGACTTTTTTAAATTTAGCACTATATATGGTGCATACAGCTTAAGTAGTCCAATTACCAAACAACAACAATTTCAAGTGTCTGGTGGGCAATTACAAGAGCTACAAGAAGAACTGGACAATCATAGTATTATGACGTTCGGTATTAGAAAATTAGCACGATTTGGCTATGAGAATAAACCTGGTAAATTCTACACAGGTGCAGAAGCACCAATTAATGAAAGTGTAGCTATTGGTAATATTATTACTGGGTGGGAATATGTAGTAGAATATTCAGATCATACCGAGTTTGAAGAAGATTTTATTAATCAAGAGTTTATGTTACGATACTTAGGAAAAAACTTTTTGATTAAAGCGAATTATGATTACAGAGGTTACGAAGATTTAGAGTTTGCAGGATTAGATATGCGATACAAGAAGAACTTCGGAAACTTAGCACTTTCTATGGGTGTAGCTGGTAGAAGCCACCCAACATACCTAGACTTCCTACCTATTGACTTATGGTGGGCAGAACAAGGTATAGACACAACAGAGTTTACACCCTTTTGGGACTTTGCATACTTCTATGGTTATACAGATGAGTTTGTAGAGCAATTCACACAATATGGATATAGCTACTTTGATTTCAAGTGGTATAATGCAGAAGGTATGTTAGTTGCTAATACAGACGATCAATTCTATAAACAAGTATATGGAGAGATTGTAAGAGAATATAATGAGGACTGGGCAAAAGATAAGGGATACCAAAACGAATTAAGTATGTCAGTAGGTGCAGACTATTATAAATACACTCCTGATAATTGGTTTCACTTCTGGGCAACTGCTTATCCAGTAACTAAAGGTATGTCCGACTATTCATTTAATTATGATGTAGCTGAGAACGGAATGGACTACGACTTAGGATTAGTTTATGGTTGGAAATTAAGTAATAAGTTCGGTATATTCCTTGAAGCCAGATATCTTAATATGTACGACATTCAGTCTTACGAAGCAAGAACTGGATTAAATTGGTTAATATACTAAGGAGATAAAATGCCAGAAGAAATAAAACAAGAAGAAATGAAAATAGTATTAGAGAACGGAAAAGAAGTTTCGTTTTCAGATCTATCAGATGAACAAAAAATATTAGTAAATCATTTAAGAGATTTAGATATGAAGATGGGACGTATGAATTTTGAAGCACAACAACTTCAAGCTGCTAAAAACGCTTTCTCTAAAGAACTAAATGATTCATTCGAAGAAGTAGAAGAAGATGCCTAGACTTGATGTAGTTGGGAAGATTATCGATAAAGTCGCTGGACACGTTGATAAATTCACACTTGACAAAGAGGAAAAAGCACAATTAATCCAAGAAATCAACAAAGCACAAATAGAAGTCAACAAGATAGAATCTGGTTCTTCCAGTCTATTCAAAAGTGGTTGGCGTCCTTTCGTGGGTTGGACTTGTGGAGTCGCTTTATGCTATCACTTCGTATTGCAACCCTTCTTAACATTTGTACTCTTTTCTATTGGGAAACCTATGGAATTACCAGTATTCGATATGAGTACACTAACGACAGTCCTTTTTGGAATGCTCGGTTTAGGGGGAATGAGGAGCTTCGAAAAAACCAAGAAGTCAGCATAATGACTTTTGACGAGATCATAGAAATTGTCCTCCAACACGAAGGAGGATATGTCAATGACAAAGATGATAAGGGTGGGGAAACCAAATATGGTATTACTAAAAGATTTTATCCCCACCTAGACATCAAAAACCTTACCAAAGAACAAGCCAGAGATATATACTACAAAGATTACTGGATTCCATCTAAAGCGTATAAACTGCCCTTAGAGCTACAATATGCTTATTTTGACTGCGTAGTCAACACAGGGCAATCAAGAGCCGTTAAGATACTACAGAAGGCGTGTAACAATAAGAATAGCTTCGCTATTAAAGAAGATGGACTTATTGGTGCTGCTACTATCTCTGCTGCCACTAGATTAGAGTCAGATAGATTTATTAGTTATAGAATTTTATTCTATTCTTTGCTAATTTCAGACAACCCTACCCAAGAAAAATTTTGGTATGGGTGGTACAAAAGAGCTAAAGGAGCATAGATGCCTACATACATATCATCACGAGATTTAAAAGACGTATTTCCTAACTTAGACGAGTTCGATACTAAGAAACCTATTTATGGTTGGGTAGTAGATTCTGGGAGTAGATTTGTAGCTCACGACTCTGGATTAGTAACACAATTATTTGTTGATGGTAAAGATTTAGGATCAGCACAATCAGCTAAAACTGATGTAAATGCAAACGATGAATGGTTCTATGATTCTGCTGCAGATGCAGTATATTATTATAATGACGCAAGTTCTCCAGATGATTTATTAATGGAAGCAGGAGAAGATTTTGCAACACTAAAAACACGAGTAATGAAAGACGCTAGTAATTATGTTGACTCTAAACTAGACGCTACATTACCACGAGAACAATTTTTATTAAAAGATGGCACATACGACTATCTTATTAGACGACTAACGGGATTAGTCGCTGCGTTTTTCTTAGTCAAGGGTAAAAATCCGACAAGTGAAGTAGCAGATGCTTTATTCGAAGAAGCTCAAATGCACATAGAAGATTTAAATAGTGGACGAGCTAAATTATCATTTCAGAATACTGGCGATGCGTCTAAAGGTATTGTAAGAAAAATATCTGTAGCTGGAAGTCTTAATATTGTTGACACTAGAGGGAATTATCGTGGGAGTTACGACAGATTAAAAGTGATTGTAACGACTGGTGGTGTTATTGGTACTTCTAAATATTCTGTCTATGCTAAAGACGAAGATGCCTTAAAGAATAACCTAGTTATACAAACAGAAGTTATCAACGGAGATTATCAAGAATTAGCAGGTGGATTACAAATAAGATTTCAAGGATCTGCTGATGACTCTACTGCAACACAAAATGATGAGTGGGAAGTAGAAGTAATGGGACTATACGAGGAAACAGATAATCCTGCTATTCGTTCTGTCAGAATGAGTAGAAAAGACTTTAAGCAATTCTATAAGGTTTAACAATGGCTGTTACATCTACCAATGCGTGGAAAGTAAACGTAGAGGAAACTATCCAAACTGGAATCAAGAGTGAGTTTTCTTTATCATTGCCTGTGTTTCGTTCAAGAGATTTTCAACAAAGAGGTAATCAGTTTGCTATATTAAAAGGAGAAAGTTCTGAATCTCAAAATACTATGTATTCTTTAGTTGCAAACTCATACAATCTTTCTTTTGAGTTTTTTATGTCAGACTTAAAAAGAAGTGACTTATCAATTAAGAAGTTTTTTAATCAAGTTTCCAGGATAGAAGAAACATTCTATTCTTTACTAGACATTGATCCTTTATTTAATATTGAGATTAATGAAATAAATTATGCAGATGATGTAGAGTTTAATGGATATAGGAAAGCAACTTTTAATATGACGGTAAGGAATGTAAGATAATGGCTATCTCCTACAATAATATAACTTACGACAAGATAATGATTCCACTAAGAGATAAACTACGCACAGAGTTTAAAGGTGCATTACCTGTTTATTTCGATAGTAAAGATAAAGAGATTGGTAATAAGTCGTTACGTATATACCCAAATTCTCAGACGTTGCAAGAGAAAAGAACAAAATCTTATATTAATTCCTATGAAATAGAAATGAATTATATTATCAATACTTACAAAAGTGATGAAAAAGCATTAGATGAAATGTATAAAGATGTCACTAGGATAGAAACAATATTGCATCAAAACTCTAACGGAGGAGATATACCTTATTTTTATGCAGGAATGCCTACCATAGATCATAATATAGACACAGATGTACCTAATGCAATGGTGTCTAGAATAACCATTCCAGTTCTATATGAAGAAGTCCACGAACGTTTTGTAAGATTTGTTACATCTAATGATAAATTCTTTGTAACTTCGAGTGGTTCTTTTTATATTGTAAGGAATTAATTATGGCTAAAATATATAAATTAAAAGAAAAGACTATGCCAAGACAACCAAGTTTCTTGGGATTAGATCCATCTGACTGGTATAAATTAAATGCTAGAGAAGATGTAGAGTTAAAGTCTTTGCCAGAATTAGTAAAAGATTATGTAGAAGAAGTAAAAGAAATAAAACCAAAAGTTAAAAAAGAGGTAAAGTAAAATGGCTATTAGTGCAACATCGTATTCTCCAAAAGATTTTCAATTAGCGTTTGTTCCAGAAACAGAAATAGGAGCAGCAGTAACATCAAGTGCAACTTTAATTAATATTGATTCGATTGAAATGCCTTCATTGAATCCACAGCAAGTCTTAGATATTAGACACGGACTAGGAAGAACCTTAAAAGCTGTAGATATTTTCGTAACCGATAGTCTAAGTGTAAGAGAAATTAGTTTTTCAGGTGTAGCAGATAATGTAGTTATGCCAGAATTAGTTGAGAATATTACAGGAGATGATTCTAGTCCTTACGCTATTTTAAATAATTATGAACCTGCTGGTATGAAAGTAGGAACTGATAGTATTTCTGATAGTAAGAATACATTTACTGTTATAGTAGATAACCCTTCAGCAGGGTATCAAATGATTTTTGCAGGGTGTGTATTAACATCTCTTACAGTAAGTGGAGATATTGGAGAAGAATCTGGAAGATTGAAAGTATCTGGAACATTTAAGACAGGTATGAAACCTGACTTATCTCCATCTAGTGCTGCAACATTTGGAACTACAGCACACTTTAACGACAATTACTTTATGTCAGAATATGCAGTAGGCAAATCTGGTGCTACTGTTCAAGTAGCTGGTATCTCTGATCCAGTTATGAAATCATTTAGTTTTACTATTGAAAACGATGCTCAGTTTATGGGATTTGACGATGATGGAAATTATCAAGTAATCCAAAGAGCTTTACCAGAAGTAACTGCAACCTTAGACGCTGTTATTAAGTATGATGGACAAACCGAAGGATTGATTGAATCTTTCGCACAACAGACATCTGCTTCAACAGTATCCAATCAGCTTACAATGGCTACAGCTAATACAGGTGGAGATTTCAATATAGACATAGACAATTCTATAATTACAGATGTAAGTTTTTCAGAAGAAGAAGCAATGTTTTTATCAGTATCGCAAAGAGCTATAGCTAGTGCGACTGCAACTGGTGCATTCTTCACAATAACTGCAAATGCTAGTTAATCAAACACAAGGATAAATAATGGCTAAAAAAATAACGCTTAAGAGTGGCAAGAAAGCTACGCTAAAAGAAATGTCTGTTGATAGCTTTGACGAATGTATGGACGCTGTACGATTCGAAGAAGTTGATGGACAATCAATAATTAAAAATCAATTTGGTTTAAGTACACTATGGATTAGAAATGGTGTAGAGAAAGCAGATGATAAATATATTAAGACTCTATCGATTAATGATCGTGTAGAACTCCAACTAGCTATTCAGGAATACAATAGCTTGGGGGAATAGAAACCCTCTCACTTGAACTAAATATCTTAATAGATGATTGGTGTGAGGGTTGTCAATATTCTACCTTTCCATACAAAGCTAAGTTACCTCTTAAAAAGAATAACAGCATTCACACCTTTACATCTATGGACGACGTTTGGTACGTTATAGGTTTACTCAAAGAAGAACTAGAAGAACATAACGCTACCAATAAAAAACAATTTACATTACACCAAACAATTAAATCACACCTACCCTTTTTTGCTTGCTCTAATCACTTTATAGACAAAGGATTACAACGAGATATACAAAGATATACCTATTGTAAAAAGATGGGAGTACCTCCCTATGAAGGTTCTTTTGGAAAACACCCAAAAAAATGGATTGATAAGTGCAATATTGTAGAAAAAATGCTAAATTACATACAATCAGAACAATATAATAAAGTACAAAATGGCTAAAAATTTCGAAATACAATTAAAGTTTACTACTGGCAAGACAGCACAGAAGTTAATAAAACACCTAAACAATCTAGCAAAAGCTCAAGACAAAGTAGCAAAAACTCAAAAGAAGTTTAATAATGATGCTGCTAAAGCTGCAAAACACGTACAAATACTAACACAGAGAGAGCAGAAGCACGTTGTTGTAATGAAAAAACAACAGAAGCAAATGCAAATTCTTAACAATAGAATTAAACAACAAAATGTAAGATTGGCTACTTTGCAAGGAAAATTAAAATTAGCTACTGTAGCACAAAATCGTATGCGTATTTCTACTGCTGGATTACAGCGAGTTGTTGGTTCATTAAGAAATAAAATATTGCTATTTACATTTGCTTTCGGTGGTGCTTTAACAGCAATTAAAGGATTTGTGGATACTGCTGCACAATTTGAAGCAGTAAAAACAAGGTTGAATGCTATGTTTGGATCTGTTGAAAAAGGAACTAAAGCGTTTAATACCTTTAATAAGATAGCAGCTACGACTCCATTTACATTAACAGATGTTGTTGAAGCTGGTGCAGCGTTAAAAGCGTTTGGTACTAATGCAGAGGAAATGATTAAACCAACTGCCGACTTGGCAGCGTTTATGGGCGTAACTGCAACCGAAGCAGCACAAGCTCTTGGTAGAGCATTTGCAGGTGGTGCAGGTGCAGCCGACATTCTGAGAGAAAGAGGTATTCTCCAACTTGTTAGAGATTTTAAAGGAATAGAAGATTTATCGAAAATTACTTTACCAGATTTTAGAAAAGCATTAGAGGAAACATTGATTGATCCTGCTTCTGGTATTGCAGGTTCGACTGACGCATTGTCTAATACTATGGTTGGTATGATGTCCAATTTAGCTGACTCTTTTACAAGGTTCTCTGCTGCTATGGGAGAGTTAATGAACTTCAAAGGTACATTGCAAGGATTAACTGAATTTTTTGGAGGTATGGCTGAAAGTGTGAAACTAATTGGGGAAACAGAACTAGAAACTACAGTTAGAATGATTGAAGAAATGGGTGGAGATGCTTCAAAATATAAAACTTTAATGCTTGAAATAAAAAGAGATACTTTAGCTATACAAGCGATTGATGAAAAAAGACATCTTGACGTAGGGACAGCAGCTGCTAAAGCAAAAAGTTTAACTACAGATAAATTAATTATGTTAAAAGCAATAGCAGACGAAGAAGCTAGATTGTTGGAGTTAAATATTGATGTAGATGCCATAAAAGAACAAATAGCTCAAAAAGATGATGCTGCTAAAAGAAATACTGGCGATGCTTCTATAATACTTTCTAGCACTAATACAGCAGAAAAAGAGAAATTAAAAACTAAAATTGAACAACTATTAACCCTAGAAAAAGATTTAGCAAAAAAACAAACTGAACTTACAACAGCAGAGGAAACTTTAGAAAAGGCAAAGGAATATACAAGAGTATTAAATGAAATTTTACAATTACAAAAAGGGCAAACTTCAAGCAAGGAGGGAGAAGCTGGTGCTTTAGAAAAAGTTGTAGCATTAACTAAAGAGCAACAAACATTATTAGACGAAGGCGAAAAGTTAAGACTTGAGTCAAGAGAAGAATTATTTTCGCAACATTTTAATAAAATTTTATCTCTTGCACAAAAAAGTTTAGAGCAAAGAAAAGATGCTGAATTACAAGCACTTAGAGATACAGACGCTTTTAGGAATGCTAGTTCAGAAGAAAGAGAGAGTATGGAAAAAGATACTCTTAAAAAATTCAAAGAACAACAAGCTATTATATTTAAAATAAACAAAGCCAATGAAATAGTTAAAACAACTATGGCTACTATTAGAGCAGTTTCTGAAATTATGAACCTAAGTGCAGAACTTAAAGCAGAAGCAGCAAAAACACTTTTTTCAAATCCTGGAAAATCTGCAGCAATGACAGCAACATCGAAAGCATTAAAGGGTTTTGGAATAGCTACTGGAGTAGCTGGTGCTGCACAAGCAGGTATTATTGCAGGACAAAAACCTCCAGCATTTGCTCGTGGTGGTTCATTTGTTACGGGTGGACAACAAATGATTATGGTTGGAGATAATAGTGGAGGGCGTGAAAGAGTAGATATTACACCTCTTTCTAGTCCAGACTTTGGCGATGCAGGTGGAGGATCAAGCATCAATGTTAATATTATGGGCAATGTCATTGGAACACAAGAATTTGTAAGAGATAACTTACTACCAGAAATAGAAAATACAATTAAACGAAATCTAGCGTAATGGCTTTAACAGGTTCAACAAACTACAATAATGCTTTAACTAGCACTATCAAAGAAGAATGGTTGTTTGAATTTAGAAACAATACTTACAATGCAGATGTTACTCCTAACCCTAACACGCACGTTGTATTATTAGGTACAGCAGAAGTTGGTTCAGGAACTGCGATATATCATTCTTTTATTACAAATAGTCCATCTATTAGAGAATCTATAGACTTGTCAAAATCTACTGCTTCAGTAGGAAATATTACATTAACTTGCGTAAATGGAACTTTAGCTAATCACGGTAACGCAACATTGGCAGCAGAGATATACGGTGGCACAAGAAGATATATAAATCACGAAGTTATAGTTCGTTCTAGGGTTGGTGGATACACAGAGCAGATATTTCAAGGAAGATTAAAAGAAGTAAAGATTAATGGAGTAGATACCTTGTCTATGACAATAGCTGTTCACGATCCGATTAAAGATATTTCTATACCACAATACCAAAGCAAGGCAGGTAATTACTTTCCTGTGTTATATGGTAGTGCAACCCCTGAAACTTCTACTGTTTCTGTTCCAGACTTTATTACAGCTTCTAGGGTTTTTCCATTAGAAGTAGATACATTGAACAATGATAAATTTAATTGCTTGGTTCACGAATCTATTGCAGATGGGAGATTACATTATCCAGTAAAGGATCAATTTGATGAATTTGGATTTCCTATAATGTGTCCATTAGACGACGTACAAAATGCTTCTCACGATGATTACGAGGGTGCAACAAACGACACAAATAGAAATGTATTGTTTACCGACTTAGATTTACACAGATCCTATAAAATACGTCCACAGACAGCAATAGATGCAGTTAGTGCAACTGGGATAACAGTTGCAAACGCAGGAAATGCTTATGATTCAACAGGTGCGTCTACAGTCGCTACATTTACTGGCTCTTTAAATACAGATGTAAACGCAAGTGCAACATACACTTTTACAGACATACCTAAAGAAGAACACACTTTACAAACTTTTAAATTTTTTGTTAATTATCAAGTATCAAATTATACATCTAATAATGGAACTTTGACTATAAAAATTACTGTAGGATTAAAGCACGATGGACTAACACCTGTTGTGAAAACAATAACTAAAACTGCAAATGCAACAGTAGCAGCAGAAGAATTTGACTTGCTAGATACTAGCGATTTTTCAAATGCAACTAAAAAAACTCCAGAAGAAGTTACTGTAAAAATTGAATTTGATAACGACCCTCAAGAGTCTGGTGCAGTTGCAAACTCGGCAGTAGTAACAATTAAAGATACTTTTTTTACCTTAGCTACTAAAATCGTAGATGACAACGACACAGATGAATTACTACTTGCTAACTCAAGTGCTGTTACATCTGTAAAAAAACTATATACAGGAGCTGACGGATTTGATAAATCTTGGAGTTCTGGAAATATAGTAGATATTATTTCAGATATGCACAGAGATATATTGCATAGGTTCGTAGGGATAACTGCTACTCCAGGAAATTATAGTGCATTAACTTCTGCAAGAGCAAATTGGTTTTGCAAACATCATATTAACAAACCGATAGAAGTAAAAAAGTTATTAGAACAGGTTCAATACGAGGGTGGATTTATCTTTAGGTTTAAACCTGCTGACAACTCTCCACAATACATTGTTCTTACAACAAATCCTTCTGTTGTTCATACTATCTCAAAAGACGATATTACCAATATGAACATATCCATTACGCCTATT